GACCAAGCGCCCAATGATCGCGCTCAAGGACGCCATCCTGCCGTGGATTAACTTCGAGCACCCTGAATTTAACCGGGTGATGAACTGGCTCAAGGCCCAGACCATCACCGAAACCAAGGGGGTCTTCACGGACCTCACAGCAACAATCAATGGCTTTACTTTTGTCTTCGGCCTTGGGGGAATCCACGGCTCCATCGAGTCAGAGGTCATCGAGTCTGACGGTGAGTACGTCATCGTGGACTTGGATGTCACTTCATACTATCCAAACTTGGCAATCACGAATGGGTTTCACCCGGCCCATCTCGGAAAAGAGTTTGTCAGCATCTACAAGCACCTGTTTGAGCAGCGCAAGTCGTACCCAAAGAAGTCAGCAGAAAGCGCAATGCTGAAGCTGGCGCTGAACGGCGTCTACGGTGACAGCAACAACCAGTTCAGTGTGTTCTACGACCCACTGTTTACCATGTCGATCACGCTCAACGGTCAACTGCTGCTGTGCCTGCTGGCCGAGGGGTTGATGCACATCCCCGGCCTGCGCATCATCCAGGTCAACACCGATGGCCTGACAGTGCGTGTGCCCCGCAGCCACAAGATGCTGGTCGATCTGGCCCGCGCTGCATGGCAGTCGCGCACCGGGTTGAACCTTGAGGAAGCCGTGTACAAGGCCATGATGGTGCGCGATGTCAACAACTACATCGGCGTGTTTGAGAACGGTAGCACCAAGCGCAAGGGTGCTTACGAGTACGACATGGAGTGGCACCAGAACGCTGGTGGCTTGGTGATTGCCAAGGTGGCCGAGAAGGTGCTGGTCGAGGGTGCTCCCATCCGCGAAACCATCGAGCAGTGGCCCGACATCATGGACTTCATGTTGCGCACCAAAGTGCCCCGGTCGAGTCACTTGGGCATTGAGCGTGACGGCGTGACATCGCAGCTTCAGAACACCACGCGCTACTACGTGGCCGAGGGTGGTGGGCAGTTGGTCAAGTACATGCCACCGCTTGCGAAGAAGCCCGAGCAGTGGCGCAAGTTTGCCGTTGAGAGTGGCTGGGGTGTGCAGCCTTGCAACGACATCAAGGACGCTGGCAAGCTGCCAGTCAATTTCGATTACTACGTCAAAGAAGTGGAAAAATTATGCCTAAGCTTGAAGTGACAATGGAAGAAACTGAAGCGTTTGACGCACTGACTAAACAGGTTGCTGGCAACCACTACAAGGACTTGCCGATCCAGCCAGTCGAGTTCATCCATGCCAACGCGATTGGCTACTTTGAGGGCAACGTGATCAAGTACGTTTCCCGCTGGCGCAAGAAGAACGGCATTGCTGATCTGGAAAAGGCCAAGCACTACATCGAGTTGTTGATCGAACTGGAGAACCGCCGTGCTGGAAAAACAGATTGAATCCAAGGTCTGCGACTACGCCAAGACCAAGGGTGTGCTGGCGTACAAGTTCACCAGCCCTGCCCGTGCCGCTGTGCCTGATCGTCTGTTCATCGGACCTGATGGGCGCATGTGGTTCTGCGAGTTCAAGCGCGAGGGTCAAGTACCCACGCCTGCGCAGTACCGGGAGCACGAGAAGCTGCGCCAGCAAATGGTCAACGTGTTTGTCATTGACAACGTGGTCGAGGGTAAGTTGATGGTTGACGTGATGGTGATGGGATGCTGACACCTGACTTACTCCACGACTACCAAAAGAAAGCCGTCAACTTTCAATGCACTCACGCCAACTCAATGCTCTGGTTAGATATGGGATTGGGGAAGACCGTGATCACACTCACAAGCGTGGCCCACCTCGTTAAGACCGGGTTTTTGCGCGGCGTAATTATTGTTGCGCCCATCCGAGTGATCCGTCTTGTGTGGCGTCAGGAAGCGGCCAAATGGAATCACACAAGCGGGTTGAAATTTAGTCTGGTGACCGGCACCAAGGACCAGCGCACCCGCGCTCTCCTGCGCCCTGCGGACATTTATTTGGTGAACTATGACGTGCTTGGCTGGCTGGCCGAAACGCTGCAAACCTATTTCGTCAAGAAGGACCGCCCGATGCCGTTCAACGGAATCATCTGGGACGAGATCAGCAAGATGAAGAACAGCGCCACAAACCGGGTCAAGGCGTTTCGCAAGATTGCAAACCAGTTTGACTGGACCACGGGCTTGACCGGCACCCCTGCCAGCAACGGGTACAAAGACCTGCACGGTCAGTTCCTCGTGGTGGACAAGGGTGAGCGTCTGGGCACCAGCAAGACAGCGTTCCGCACTCGGTTCTACAAGAAGGTCGGACCCTACAAAGAGGTGGCGTATGAGGACACCGAGGACACGATCAAGAAGCTGATCGGGGACATCACGCTTGAGATGTCAGCCGAGGACTACAACCCGCTGCCTGACTTGATCGTCAACAACATCGAGATCGAGATGCCTGACGAGTTGCGGGCCAAGTACGACAGGCTGGAGAAAGAGTTCTTCATGGTGCTGGACAGCGGCAAAGAGATTGAGGCGTTTAACCAAGCTGCCTTGACCAACAAGTGCTTGCAGTTCTCCAACGGGGCCATGTACCCGATTGCCGGGATGCCGCTGTGGGAGCCGGTGCATGACATGAAGCTGGACGCGCTGGAGGACATCATCGACGAGGCCCAGGGGTCACCCATCCTGTGCGCCTATGCGTACCGGTCAGACGCTGCCCGCATCATGGAGAAGTTTAAGGCGCTGCGCCCCATCAACCTGACCGAGTGCAAGACCGAGGCATCGCTGACCAACGCCATGCACCGCTGGAAGACTGACGACTGCGCCCTGATGATCGGTCACCCGGCCAGCATGGGCCACGGCATCGACGGGTTGCAGAACAACGGCCACATCCTCGTGTGGTATGGCCTCAACTGGTCGCTGGACCTGTACGAGCAGTTCAACGCCCGTGTGCGCCGTCAGGGCCAAGGGGCACCCGTCATGTGCCACCGCATCCTGATGCAAGACACATTGGACCAAGCACAAGCAATGGCGCTTGACCAAAAAGCAACAACTCAGGCCGGATTGCGCAACGCTGTAAAACAATACCGCATATCTAAAAATGTGTGATACACTTGTGTCACATCAACAACTGGAGTAACTGTAATGATCCGTCAAACCATTGAGTGGGTGAAAAGCGCCTACGCCACACCGACCGCTGAATCGCTGGCGCTGCGTGAACTTGAGGACAGCAAGCGCAGGCTGCTGGAGGCCCAGACAGCGCGTGAATACGCTGACAGCATGTGCAAGTACCGCGAGGCGCAGATCAAGCGCCTGACGGCCTATTTGCACAAGGCCACTGAGGAGCAGGCATGACTGCAAACTTTTGGGAAGGCTACGAGCCTGAGCCTGTGCAGGACACCGAGGCCCACTACAAAGGCGTTGTTGAAGGTGTACAGAAGCTGTTTGATGACAAACGCGCACAGCCAGCACCTGTGCAGGAGCCTATGGAGACATACATTCACCACTGCCGCTACCAGCCCCACCCCAATGATTTCGGCATCCCGAAAGGGCACTGGTGGCAGGCAAAGCAATATGCAGACGCTGTTAACACCACCCCACCCGCAGCACAGCGGCAATGGGTGGGGCTGACGGATGAGGAAATTAAAGAGGTCAACGCAAAGGTGTCCCAAATTCCACCTATTGATTACACGACAACAACTTATGCCAGAGCCATCGAAGCCAAACTCAAGGAGAAGAACACATGACCGCCAAACTCTACCGCATCCCCGTGGTCACACTGGCACTGACAGAGGCCCAAGTTGCAGCGATCACCGAGCCTGCGCTTGCGGCCCTGCGCAAAGAGTATGAGCGCATCTTAAAGCGTGAGGATATGAAGCTGGACAAGGCGCAAAGGTGGGCGAAGGAAGCTGCTGCTGACTACCAACGCACCCGTACCTTGGCACTCAAAGCCCAGGGCGAGATCAGAGAACTGAAACACAAACTGAGGGAATACCAATGAACTGCTGCGATGATTTTGGAGACTGCAACCAAGGCCGGGATTGTCCTGTGCGTGTGGCTAAGTACAAACCCGTGATGCTTGCTGCTGAACCGCTGCCGCCAAGCATCTGGCGTCAGCAGCTTAGGTACTTGGCCGAGTGGGTTCTACTTAGCATTGCCGGAGTGCTGTGGGTGTTGTTCTTGGCGATCTGCGTGTATTTTTACGCAAACTGACGCGCTCCAGCCTTGTCGATGATCAGCGCCTGCTTGCGGGGGCTGGTGTCCACGCTGTTGGGGATGCTGATGTGTGTCCAGCGGTCGAACTCGCGGATGACCTGATCGTAGCTGATACCACTGGCGATGACCTTGCGCACCACTTCGTCTGGGGTCATACCGGGCACACGGATGTCAGCAGCGCACCCAATGCGGTGCTGGCTGGTGTCCTTGCTGCCCACCGAGTCGTTGACCTTCTTGGACCGGAAGGCCGAATTGATCATAACCGGCTTGCCGCCCAGCACCACTTTGACCTGCTCCAGAAAGTCAGCCAGTCGCTTGAGGTTCTCAAGTTCTGCATCGTTGGGGCTGTTGTCCCAACCGTTGCGCTCGGCTGACTCGGAAGCCGTCAACTCGTCAAGGGTGAAGTTGGGTGTCAGGTTCATTTTGCTGTTCTTGAGAGGATGTCAGTCTTGGCCTGGGAGCCAGCAGACGAGCCGAAGTAGTAGGCGATGATGCCCGTCCACGCCGTACCCAAGCTGCCCAGCATCATCAAGATAGCCGGGTTGCTGCTGTCAATTTGGTTAAAAAACATCATCACCATGATGCCGAAGAAGCCGATGGTCACAGCGCCAGCCAAGATGGGTGGCATTAAGCTGCGAGTGGTGGCCTGCATGTCCCGTGCTGACTTGCGGTCTTCCACTTCCAGCTTCTCAAAGTTTAGGCCCAGTTCCTGCGCTTGCTTTTGCAACTCGATCTCTGCAATCTTGACCTGTGCAATCTGCTCGGCTGACAGCTTGTTGTTGGAGATCATGTCGCCAACTTTGTCAGGGTCAACCCCAATGGCCTTGGAGATGGCCGACACAGCCATGCCTGCCAGTGGACCACCAAGCGCCGTGGCGATGGTTGGTGCGATTTGTTTGAGCCAGTCCATGCTTACCCCTTTAGGTCAAAACTCAAATTAGGGTGGCGCGGGTACTGAACCACTCGCTCGCCCTCTGGGCATTTGTATTTAATCGTCGCCAGCAAAGTGGC